ATTTGGCCGTTTTCAATAATTGGAACCGCTTTGGCTTGAGTCTTTGCTGTGAACATTGACAATGTCGCTGATTGGCCAATAAACAATAAATTGGCTTCACCGTTTGCTACAGTACCTGTTAAGTGTGTTGGAGGGGAATCACCAAGATTATGATCCAATCCGGCCGTAGTGACACGATAAAATCTATCACCGTAATTGATAATGTCATTATAATCAACCGGGATAGCAACGGCCCAAGTGTGGTCAGCTACAAACGGGTGAGTGACATCGATTGTTGGTATTTCAGAATAACCAAATCCATAATACACAACAGCAGTAGCAGTAGCTTGTTCAACATCCAGATCAATTGTATGATCAGTGCCGGCGCCGCCTGTTGTTAAATTCAACGCCACAAAGTTTTTTGAGTTCTTGTATGTTGACGCTAACTTAATCGTATCAGCATCCACAAGAATAACATAGTAAGTGCCATTGTTGGTCAATCCGCCGATAGCGGTTCCAGAACCATCAGTGTAGATTACGCGATTACCGGTAACAAACCCATGATCCACAATGGTAATTGTATCAGCAGACAGATTGACATCAGTGACTGAATTAAAAACTACGCCGATTGCAGTAGGAGGATCAATAGTAACAGTTGCTGTGGTATAATCATTACCTCGATCGGCCATAATAATACTAATTACGCGACCAGCTGCTGATACCTGAGCCGTTGCTGTAGCATTAATACCATCACCAGTAATTGTTACACCTGGAGGAGAGTTGGGGTTATATCCACTACCAACGTTATCTACTTCAACGTATCCCACAATACCGGATAAAGGAACAGATGTAATTGAGCCGCCAGTAAGAACAGCTGTACCAGAAGCAGTTAATCCGACAAAACGAAGAGCGCAACCACCATTGGTGATTGGATCGCCACTGCTTGTATGAGTAGGTTCGATGATACCACTAGTGCCACCAGTAGTCACTTCGTAAATACGATTATCTACTCTGACATATTGGTTTGTCAAATAAAATGTTTCAGTCTCAAAAGTAGCAGCATCATATGGATTGGTAATAGTAACAGTTGGCGGAGTTACATAACCAGAACCTGGCTCTTCAATTGACACAGCAATCAAACGGTAAATGTTATCGCTTTGATAGCCGTCACCAGTAATAACCAAGTAATCACCTGGAACGTAATTCTGACCACCATTTTCAATTGTCACAGAACTAATAGCACCACGTGAGTAATATTGATTCTTGACTGCTGTAGTTACAGGCATGTCGTCTATCGACATAAACTTGTTGACTAGAGCATTTGGAATTGTATACATGAATTTCCAAACATAACCATCGCTGGTTGTGATCGTTTCATGTGTTGTTGAGTATGGCTTAACCGTTGATGGTGCACCATTATTATTGAATAAGCACTTATACGTTACGCTCATGGGTGATCGCATAGAACTTTGATAGCTCTAACTGCGTCGCACCTGAAGCCGCAACACATGTAAATGTAATAGTTCCGTTAATAGTGCCAGTAGTAACTGTATCTAAAAATACACGAGTGGGCGTTACAGATACAACGCGTGTACCTACAGCAATATTAGTACCGGTAACAAGAAAACCAATACCGATTTGGGACATATCAAATGTCCCGTAGATATTGTTACCGCCACCAGTACAGTTAGATACAGATACTTGGCCACCAAGATAATCATCGTACATATCATACACGCTTCCGGATACCCAATCGTATCGTGGAATAATGTATGATGCGTCTGCAGATGTAATCTTTTTAAGGAAAATGATCTCTTCTCTTGTTTGAGATTCGTACGCCGTAGTTACTTCCGGGGCAGCAGCTGCGTCATTGGTACCAGTCCATTCCAGAGTTTTGCCAAGAAAATAATAGTACGAGTTTGAATTAGACTGGATCTCATTATACAGCGCTTCTACAACCGCTGTTTTGAGACCAGTCTTCGCAAGAGAAAGAGTAGTTGCCATTTGTTTATTAGCTTACAGTAACAACCCAAGTAACTGCCAATGAGTCAGTGGAGTTTTTGTTGATAACTGGGAATGTCGTGCGGCAAAGCATTGTACCACCAGTTGAGTTGTTCAAAATACCGGCTTCAACAACAGCACCAGTTGCAGTACCAGCACCGAACGTAGCGGTGTAAGTAATTGCATTACCAGTAACAGAAGTTGCGGTAAGAGCAACACGACCTAGCTGAGCACCTAATGCGGTATCAGCGAGAGTTGGTGTAGTTGAGCTTGAACCCAACGCCATGTGAGACATCACAGTAGCTGTAGCATCTTTAACACGGGAAGCAATGTGAGCTAGACCGGTAGTAACGACAAGGTTCTTAACCGTTTGTTCGCTAATAACATTACCAGCTGCATCAAGGTGGGTGAATGTAACTTGACCTGTTACTTTAGGTGTTTCTTCAAAACAATTCATGGAATATCTCCTAGTTTGTGAACTCTCGTTCGTTTTCTAAATACCCTGCTTGCCAGTATGAATCAGGGGTTACTTCAACATAATATGGTTCCATGTACAAAGCACCCGCGCTTGTTATCATGGTAACATCAGTGTTATATTTATCCGGTGTAAATACAATGTTTGTCGAATCTATTGCAACCGCATCGGTTAAATTATACGAAGGGAATAGTGAAATACTTTCTACAAGCGTTGTCGTATCATTCAGAGTGGTAGCAGCCGTCCACACACGATCAAATACATCGGTATTTGTTGTTGCATCAGCAAATGACGATTCGGCACTCCACGTTCTGTTAAACAATTCCGTGACCGTTGTTAGATCAGCTAATGACGATTCAGCTGTCCATACGCGATCAAACACATCTGTCAGAGTAAATGTATCAGTTAAGTTAAAGCCAGGCTCCATTGCAAATAGATCTGTAACTGAAACACTATCTGCCAATGGGTATAGAGCCGTCCATGCTCTATCAAACAATTCAGTTACTATTGGAGCATCTGCTAACACAGCATTACCGTCTACACTCAAAGCATCTGAGGATGTAATAGTATCTACAAATGATCTTTCTGCAGTAAGAACTCTATCAAATACGTCAGTGTTGACAACTAACTCTGTAAATGATCTTTCTGCAGTGAGCTCTCTATCAAATACATCGGTATTTGTTGTCGTATCCGCTAATGAATAAAAAGCGGTCCACGCTCTATCAAACAATTCAGTTACTGTTGGAGCATCAGCTAATTCAAACTCAGCTGTCCATACACGGTCAAAAGAATCCGTACTTATTGCTAAATCGGTGAATGTTCTTTCACTATCAAATACTCTATCAAATGATTCCGTTGCAGTAACAGAATCTGCATAGACAGGCATGATGTCAAAGTACTTATCTTCTGTTACAGTTACTGCATGGTCAAAAGATCTGGTTGCCGTAAAGACACGATCAAACAATTCAGTTACCGTTGCTGAATCACCTAGTTCAATTTGCATGCTGAATATCAGCTGTTCAACAAACTGAACAAGATCGCGAATAGCGTCAGCTTTGGAGATCAAGTTCAATGATGTATCTAGAGTCAACGAAAGTTGCAGATCGTCAAAAATCAAATAGGTAGCAAAATGTTTTGTACCAGCTGGATGCAAGGTACGCTTTAACAGATCGCTGTATTCTTCTAGTTTTTTCTCAAGTACGGTTACGTACGAGAACGCCTGATAGTAGTAAGAATCTTCAATGTAAACCAAATCACCAATGATATTATTACTGCTCTTGTAGTATCCTGGGTAAATGCAAACGTGTCCAGTAGTGAACTTAATTGAGGCATAGTCGCCTGCAATATAGTTTACGCCTGGCTGCGATTGAATAATACCAACAGTCTCGCCCACATAGGACGGGTCTGTCATGTACAGCGCGTTTAAATTTGTGTAGTTGTGACTAACAATTGAGCCACCTTCATTCTGTGTTGTAACAGCGTCGTCAGTCTTGTATGTTAATCCACCAATAGTAATGCGGGCGCCAAGCGTTGTCGGATCGATAAAGTTTGTTGGAGAGATTAACAAATTGAAATCAGCAACATAACCAGTACCGAATGCAATTATCTCGACAGCTGTAATACCAGCGTTGCCGTCGATTGCCTGAACGCTAACCAGCGACCCCGAGCCGCCGTATGAAGTAACTTTGAATACTTGACCAATACATCGTGCACCGGTCAAATCGAGGAAGCTTTTGTTATGCACGGACGAGGTCACCCATTAGAAACAACATCACGTAAAGAAATTAAACTGACTTTCAAAACAATAATTGATTCTGTTACCTTCCCCGAAGTAGAGTCAGAACATCAAATCAAAATGAAACAACTACAGGAAACGATTGATAAGGCAGCTCGTGAGCTTAAAGAACTTCGGGAAATGGGAGAGAAGAAATGATTAAACTGTCTGATAACAAAACAGCACTCGTAAACCTAAACAAGACAATAGAAGCTATTGAAACTTTGGAGTATCTAATTAAAGAATATTCTGTAGCTAAAGTTGGCCCTGCATATTGCAAATTTAATTATGTCTCTAGTGACCATTCGGAGGTTCAGATTAATAGGGCTATTATGGTTGTTGCTCTTAAATCTCAACGCCAACATCTTGTAGATTACCTTGAAAAACTGGGAATTGATGCTAATAACTAAGGAGAAAACAGATGATCACAACAGCCTATAACACATGGCAGGAACTGCTAGAAATTATGACAAAAGAGAAAGCAACACAAATCGCTGTAGTTTGGAGTGAAGATGAGAAGAAATGGCATTATTCGAGGCATGCTAAGTTTGTGATTGTTTAAATATTAACTAAGAATCGAGGAGAATTATTATGGAATTTGCTTTCGTGGTCTATTTGGTTAGTACTGTTCTGCCGTTGATTGCCTCAGTTGGTGGGATTGCAGTTTTACTGACTTGTGGTATTGTTCTATGTCTATTTGTTGCACTTCCGCTTTGGGGTGATGAAGAAGATAATCGAGCAATGGTCGGTAAGTATTTTAAAAGCTATCTAAAATGGGCAATTCCAATTGCATTTATTGCTGGTCTGGCACCAGATAAGGAGACAAGTTACACAATGATTGCAGCATACACAGCACAAAGCATTGGACAGAATGAACGTGTGCAGAACATTGCAGGGCAGAGTCTTTCAGTAGTAGAAGCTTTCCTAGAAAAGACGAAAAAGGAATTGGAGAAAGAAGCATCACCACAAAAATAAATCCATTAGCCACCTTGACAGGTGGCTTTTCTTTGTCTAGAATTTGACCTAACGAAACAGATAAAGGCTTCGAGCGTGACGGGCACATAGCGGCAGATAGAGACAGTCTGAGATTAACCATA